GTGGGCGACTGCGTGACGGGCTATCTTGCCCGGTCCACGCAGCCGGTGGCGGTGCCTGCCGACTTCACCGAATGGCTCGCCCGCGAAATGCCTGCCGGAACCGTCATTGGCGACCCGCACTGGTGGGCCAAGCTCATCGCGCGACGGTTCGCGCAGTTCGCCGCCAACAAGGAGAACAACAATGGATAACCCCCGCTTCATCGACAACGGCGATGGCACCGTCACACTGCCCGCGCTCGGCCTCATGTTCTCGCAGGCGACCATCACCGAGGTCGGTGTCACCCAACACCAGGCGGGAGACCTCTGCCGCGAGCTACGGCTCGCTGGCCACGACGATTGGCGCCTCCCTAGCGACCACGAGCTGCTCGCGCTCGTCGATCGCTCTCGGCACAACCCGGCCATCGACACCACTTTCTTCCCGGATACGAAGCCAGACTGGTACTGGACCAGCACCATCTGCGCGTGGTCCCCGGCCCTCGCCTGGCTCGTCAGCTTCGGCTACGGCTACTGCAGCTACGACTACCGCGACAGCAGCTTCGGCCTCGTCCGCGCGGTGCGTTCGGTGCCGGCCATCGACAAAGCGAGGAAGGCATGAACATCCACGACACGCTATTCAGCCTGCGCTATCAAGTCATGCGCCCCGCCGTCACGACGATGGGCGCATGCCCGAAGTGCGGGGAGTCGTCGCGCGGCTCGGGAGTCTGCGCCGACTGCCTCACCGAGTCGCTGCCGGAAGACATGCAGCCGTTCGCGCGGCAGTGGAAAGAGCACGCCGAGGCTGGCGCGCGGCCCTGGTGGGAGCTTGAGCGGATGGCGGGGGAAGCCGAATGACCACGGTCACAATTCAGGCCACGCTCGAACAAGCGCACACCATCAAGTTTGCGCTCGACACATACGCACGGCTCTGCATCGGGCAGCTTGAGGAGGTGGCCTGCCTCGTGAGTGATGGCACGATCCCGGTCGGCGGCCTTGACTCCGGCAGCCCGCGAAGGACGGCCGGGCGCGAGGAGGTCGATTTGATCGACGCGAAGATGCGCGAGTGCAAACACATCCTCGGCTATCACCCGAGCGGCTCAAACGGCATCGGCCATCGGCACGTAGATGCTAGAGCCCATCGCGCGTGGGAGATCAAGAAGGCGATGGAGCGGGCGCTCTCCATGCACCGCGACCCGAACCCGGCGTTCCCGACCGTTGACTATGACGGGCGTGTGGTGCGCTACACCAGCGACCCCGATGCAGTTGTGGATGTGACGCCATGACCACACCCGCCTACATGCTCCACCGCCACTACGCGCACGACACCAGCGTGGCTGCTGCCTACGCCGTGGACACCGACAGCGCCGAGGATCGCGTGCTGCGCGCCATCCGCGCCGCTGGGGCGCACGGGACGACACAGGACGCGTTGCTGGATGCGCTGCCCGGCATGAGATACCCCACGCTGACGGCGCGGTTCAGTGCGCTGCTGCGGCGGGGCAAGATCGTGGACACGGGCGAGCGCCGGCTCGGGCGCAGTGGCCGGGCGCAGCGGGTCCTGGTGGCGACATGATCCGCTCCGTGTTCATCCTAGACACCGATCAAGCCAAGGTCCGCATGGCAGCCGCGTGGCGGGCCGCGCAGTCCTACCTTGAGCTTGGAAAGCGCGTCCGCGTGACGGTCGAGGAATACCGCGCCCGCCGCAGCCGGGAGCAGAACGACATGTTTCACGCCTTGTGTTCCGACGTTGCCGAGGCGCGGCCAACATGGGCCGGGCATCCGATGGACGCCGAAGGCTGGAAGCGGCTACTCGTTGACGCATGGGCACGCACCGAGGGCAGGCCGCAGTGCCGGATCGTGCCAAGCCTCGACGGGCAGAGCGTGGTCAACCTCGGAGTGCAGACGCGCGGCCTTGGCGTCATGGACATGGCCGACCTGATTACCTGCTCGCAGGCATGGGCGGTGGATCAAGGGATTCCGCTTCACGACAACGGAGGGCGCAATGAAGCGCATGAATGACCTGCGGAAACAGGCGGCGCACCGGGAGTGTCAGGTGCGGCTGCCCGGCTGCCAGCACTCGCCGACCGTGCTCGCCCACGTCCGGCTGAGCGGCGTCAGCGGCATGGGGATCAAGTCGCCTGACCTAATCGGAGCGTGGGCGTGCGACCACTGCCACAAGGCTTATGACGTTCACGGCAGCAGCGGTTTCGACCGCGACTTCGTGGACAAGTGCTTTCTCGAAGGCGTGGTGCGCACGCAAGCCGCGCTGGTCAAGGAAGGCTGGGTCACATGGTGATCCGCCTTCCGCTGCGACTCTACAGCGTCGCCAACCTGCGCGAGCACTGGGCACCGAAGGCGCGGCGGGCCGCTCAAGAGCGGCTCGTGTGTCGGCTGGCAGTGCAGTCCGGCTTGCGGCGTGACGCACTAGAGCCGCCCTATGAGGTCAAGATCGTGCGGGTCGGCCCGCGCAAGCTGGACAGCGACAATCTGGCCTCGGCGTGCAAGGCCGTGCGCGATGGGGTGGCCGACGCCATCGGCATCGACGACGGCGACGAGCGCATCCGCTGGGGCTACGGGCAGCAAAAGGGCAAGGAATACAGCATCACCATCACCATCAGGAGCAGCAACGCATGAGCAGCAAGACCATCCTAGTCGAGCACATCGCATCCATCGCCACGGGCCTCGACACAGCCACCAGCCGCGTCCATAAACTCGCCGTCCTCGCATGGGCCACGAGCCAGAAGCGCACCGCGCTCTACATGAGCCGCTCGGGCATGATCTATGCGCCGAAGGCCGGCACCGAAGAGCAGAAGGCGATCGAGAAAACGCGAGGCATGGAGCTATTCGCCACCATCGACCCGCATGCGGCGACCTACAGCCGCTCGTGGTTGAAGGCGGAGTTGCATCAGATGGGCTTGACAAAACCCCAAATGATCGGATAATCCGAAGGAGTAGCGAAATGGAAGAGCAACTGAGGCGCATCGCCGACGCGCTGGAACGACTGGCCACGGCCAAGGAGTACGAAATGGCCACGGCAGACAGCCGGGCATGGGCATGGGACGAGCATGGCGGCCCGGGCGATGAGCCGGAGCCTGACGCGCCGGCCATCCGCTACCTCGCCGGCTGACCATGCCAGCCCGCATCCCGACACACCGCCCCCCGTCATGGCAGTCGCCAAAGACCGGATGGGCCGATGACCGCATCCCAAGGAGGGCTGGCAAGTGGGCCGACCCAGCAAACTGACCACAGAACAGTGGCGCGACGTAGAGATGCGCCTAGCCGCCGGCGAGGGGGTCGTAGACCTCGCCCGTGAATACGGTGTGAGCCACGCCGCGATTTCTCACCGCGTAAGTAACGGCGGCCGGGCTGTCCGGATGGCGGCACAGACGGTCGCCGAGGCGGCGGACACCAGGGAGGTGGCGGATGCGCTGATAGGTGCGCTGGAGCCGTATCAGCGTGAGATGGCGATGACCCTCGCCGACCAGCTACGCGGCATCAGCACCGACGTTGCTCATGCAGCGGCGGACGGTGCGCGGACGGGCCGCCGGTTGCACGCGCTGGCCAGGGTACAGGCCGAGCGGATGCAGGTGGGTGGCGACATTGAGGAACTGCGGACGGTGGGGGCGTTGGCGAAGATCGGCAACGAGGCGCTATCTCCGGCGCTGGCGCTGCTGGCCGCGCACCGCAGCGAGGCCCCGGCACCGGTCGAGGAAATCGAGATCATCCGCAGCTATGCGCAGCTCAAGCGCCCTGAGGGCGCGTAGTGCCGGCGGCCCGCAAGCGAGCGCACATCACGCCGGCCGACCTGCACCCGGTGCAGCAGGTCATCCATGACTGTCCGGCGCGGTACGTCGTGGCGGCGTGTGGTCGGCGATTCGGCAAGACGGCCCTAGCCGTCGAGTGGCTGGCGCTGTCGGCCGGCGGGGCGATTGACGGCTTGCCCGTCGCCATCTTTGCGCCGACGTACAAGCTACTGCTGGACCCGTGGGCCGAGCTGGAGCGCACATTGAGGCCGCTCATGAAGCGCAGCAACCGGCTGGAAATGCGGATCGAGCTGGTGACGGGCGGCACGATAGACGGCTGGACGCTGCAAGACATGGAAGCCGGCCGTGGCCGCAAGTACGCGCGGGTAGTCATCGACGAGGCGGCGCACTCGCGCAACCTCGCTGAGGTGTGGGAGCGCGCAATCAGCCCGACACTCACTGACCTGCGCGGCTCGGCGCGGTTCCTGTCCACGCCTGCCGGCGCGGGATACTTCCGCGACCTGTACCGGCGCGGGGGCGACCCGGCCTATCCCGACTGGCAGTCGTTCCACGCGCCGACCAGCGCCAATCCGCACATATCGCCGGCCGAGATCGAATCGCGACGGCTGGAGCTGCCCGACCTCGTGTACCGGCAGGAATATCTGGCGGAGTTCGTTGAGTTCGGCTCCGGGCTGGTCAAGCCCGAGATGATCCTCGACGGCATCATGCCGCCCGGCCTGCCGATCACGCTCGGCGTCGATCTGGCAATCAGCACGAAGGACGGGGCCAACTACACCGCTATCGTGGCCATCGCCCGCGACCCGCAGACCGGCATCGTCTACATCCGAGAGGCGGAGCGGCATCGAGTGGGGTTCGCCGACGCACTAGACCGAATCACTGCCGCCGCCGCCCGGCACAATCCGGTGATGATCGCCATCGAGCAGACGCAGTATCAGGCCGCCGTCGTGCAGGAACTGGCCCGCACCACTGCGCTACCGGTGCGCGGGGTGCGGCCAGACCGGGACAAGATCACGCGCTTTGCACCGCTGCTCACCCGCTACGAGCAGCGGATGGTGCGGCACGATCCGTCCGGCGTGCCGGCGTGGTTCCGCGATGAGGTTGCGTCATTCCCCGCAGGTGCGTATGATGATGGGGTGGACGCTGCCGCCTACGCCTACTCGGCCATGGCGGGATCAGGCTGGAGGATCATCGCAGAATGAGCTGGCTCTTGAAGGCACTCGACCGTATCCGCCACCCGTCCACGTCGTGGTCTTGGGCGAGCGCCGGCACATCGGAGCAGGCGGCGGTTGACATGGCCCGAGAGGTCGGCAACGGCCTCGGCTCTTCGGTCATCATGGCCCCGGTGCAGTGGTTGCAGCGCACCGTCCCGACCGCCCCGCTGGTGGTCGAGGCTGACGGCAAGCCGCTCCCCAATCATCCGCTCGCGGCGCTGCTGCACAATCCGAATCCGGCCTATAGCCGCGATCACCTGCTGTCCGCTACCGTGCTGAGTCTGTGCACGGCGGGGAATGCCTACTGGCTCAAGGTGCGCAATGGGTCGGGCCGCGTTGTCGAACTCTGGTACGCGCCGCATTGGCTGATCCGTCCGCGCTGGCCGGTGGATGGGAGCGAGTACATCAGCCACTACGAATACCGGCCCGGCACGGAGGTGCAGACGCTGCTACCATCGGACGTAGTGCATATCCGCGCCGGCATCAATCCCGATGACCTGCGCATGGGGCTGGCTCCGCTGGCCGCGGCGCTGCGCGAGGTGTGGTCGGACATGGAGGCGTCCGTATTTGCTGCGGCGATCCTGCGCAACGCGGGCATCCCTGGCCTGATCCTGTCGCCCGACGGCCCGCAGTCGGCCAGTCCCGACGATTTGGCCGCCATGAAGCGCTACCTGAGCGAGCAGTTCAGCGGCACCAAGCGCGGTACGCCACTGGTCTTCAGCGCGAAAACGAAGATCGACCGGTTGGCGTGGAACCCGAAAGAACTCGACCTCACCTCGATCACTGACCGCGCCGAGGAGCGTGTGTGTGCGTTGCTTGGCGTGCCGCCGGTGGTGGTCGGTCTGCACGCGGGCACCAGCCAGACCAGCGTAGGCGCGACCATGCGCGAGCAGGTGCGGATCGCGTGGCACAGTGGCGTCATCCCGATGCAGAACAACATCGCATCGGAGGTGCTGCGCTCGCTAGGCCCTGACTTCCAGCAACCCGCCCGCTTGCGCCTCTACTTCGACACGGCCCAGATTGAGGCGCTGCGAGAAGATGCTGACGCGGTGGCGGGCCGCGCCGACAAGCTACTCCGTGCCGGCATCATCACCCTGGCCGAGAGCCGGCAGATGCTCGGCATCCCGGTTAATCGCAGTCACGACATCTTTCTGCGTCCGATGGGCGTAATCGAGACGCCGGCGGCAACGAAAGCAGCGCAGGCGACTGGCACCAAGTGCCACCATCAGAGCGCCCACGTCAAGCACTCGCACTCACCGATTGATGTACGCATTGCGGAACATGCGCCACATACCGAGCCGACCGAGGCGGAGGAAACCTTTGCCGACTCGTTGGAGGCGCTGCGCCGGAGATCGTCGGCACGATGGGCGCGGGCGCTTGGGACGTACTTCCGCGAGCTTGGCGAAGCGGCCGCGACTGCTGCTGAGCCGGCGATTGAGGCCGAGGAAAAGAGCGCCCTACTAAACGGAATGCTGACGGATCGGGTGATCGAGGCGATGCAGATGCCCGAGCACCGGAGGCTGTTTGTGGGCCTCTACGAGCGCGAGTATTTGCGCTGCGCTGAAGACGTGCGCAGTGCGGCGGCGCGTGCTGGCTTGCCGCAGCTTGCCACGAGCATCTCCGATCCGGTGGCCCGTGCGATCATCGCCACGGGTGGCCGGCGTGCTGGGCTGGTGGACATTGGCGCGCAGACCCGTGATGCGATCCTGTCGGCGGTGGCGCATGGGCGGGCGGAGGGTCTGGGGGCTGCTGCGATTGCGCGGCAGATCCGCGATGCGGTGCCGGCTGGCCCGTGGTCATCGCCGAAGATTCGCGCCGAGGTCATCGCCAGAACCGAAGCGAAGTACGCACAGAACTACTCGACGGTAGAGCATGGCCGAGCGAACGGCATACTGCACTACATCATCTTCGATGCGCGGCTGGGTGACACCGATGAAATCTGCATGGCACTAGATGGCGCGATTGTGAGCGCGGACGAGGCGTATGAGTTGATGCTCACCGAGCATCCCAACGGCACGCGGTCTTTCGCACCGCACTATCTCGACTGAGGCGAAAAGATGGACATCAAGCACATCACCGAAATCAAGCGCGTTTCGGACAAGGGCGTCGGCCTCGCAGTATTTGCGACGTTGGGCGTCGTTGATCGAGATGGCGACGTGACCCTGCCCGGTGCATTCGGAGAGCAGACGGTCAAGGTGCTGCCTGCGCACGATTGGGGGCATGTCCCGATTGGCAAGGCGCGCATCTTCGAGCAGGGCAACGAGGCGATGGCGGAGTTCACGCTAAACCTTGAGATCGAGGCCGCCCGCGATTGGCACGCAGCGCTGAAGTTCGACCTGCTCGACCAGCCCACGCAGCAGTGGTCGTACGGCTTCGAGATCGTCAAATCCTCGCTCGGCCAGATCGACGGCAAGAGCGTCCGCTATCTCGAATCGCTGCGCGTGCATGAGGTCTCACCGGTGGTTATCGGTGCGGGCCTCGGCACCCGGACATTGGCGATGAAGCACGGAGACCGCTCTGTGATCGCGCAGATTGCCGACGTGCGGGCCGAAATCGAATCGCTTGCTGCTCGCATGGCCGCCATCAAGGCGCTGCGCGCTGCCGACGGGCGGAGGCTGTCGCAGGATCGTTGCGAAGACCTCGACCGCATCAAGGCCGCCATTGCTGCATTGCTGCCCCTTGCCGACGAGTTGACCCGCTCGGCAGATGCAGAGGTACGACGCGCCTACAGTGCATTCGTGCTGCGGCGTACTTGACGGGGGCATTTTTCCGTGTTCTGATTTCCCCGCGCTTGTCGCAGCCAACCCATTTTCCAGGCCGCTTGCTGGCCGTGTGCAGTCCCAGGAGGACGCCATGAGCATCAGCAAGAAGCGCGAAGAACTCGCGGCCAAGCAATCCGCCCTCGGCGGAATTTTCACCGAAGCCCGCACCGATTCCGGTGAACTCGACCTTGATCGGATCAAGTCGCTGGGCGACCTGAGCACCATCGCCAAGGCCGAGAAAATCCGCGCCATGAACGCGGAACTCGACGCCATCGGCACCGAGATCGATTCGCTTGAGGCGGTCGAGAAAGCGGCCAAGGCGCAGGCCGACCGTGAATCCTCACGTGGGTCGATCCGTCATCCGGGCGGCGACGAGCGGGCATACAGTGGCCCGCAGAAGTCGTTGGGCGAGATGGTCACGAGCCATCCCGACTATGTGCGCTGGTCGAAGTCGGGCGGGGCGGGCGGCATCACCCTCCAACTTGACGGCGTGATGCCGTCTGACCTGCTGGTGGCGTCTGGCGGCAACAACACGATGCACGCCAAGATGATGACCACCACTGCTGGCTGGGCACCGGAGCGCATCCGCATCGGCGAAATGGTCGAGGCTGCAACCCGTCCGATCCAAGTCCTGGACATCATGCCGCTGTCGCGCACTGTCGGAGACAGCGTGGTGTACATGGAGGAAACGACCCGGACGCATGGTGGAGTCGAGGTGTTGGAGGGCGCGCTGTATGGCTCTTCGACCTTCGTTTTGACCGAGCGCACGAGCCTCGTTCGCAAGATCGCCGAGTCGATTCCGGTGACGGACGAACAGCTGGAGGATGTGGCGCAGGTCGAGAGCTACCTCAACACGCGCTTGATGTTCGGCGTGCGGCAGCGGCTGGACTCGCAGGTGCTGGTCGGCAACGGCACTGCGCCGAACCTGCGCGGCCTGCTCAACACGGCCGGCATCCAGACCACGGCACGCGGTGTTGGCCCGCCTCTGGAGCCGATCCCGGTTGCGATCTTCCGCGCCATGGACTTGGTTCGTTCGGTTGGCCGCGCTGAGCCGACCCATGTGGTCATGCACTCGACCAACTGGTCGGCGGTGCGCACGGAGCGCGACACGAACGGCAACTGGCTGTGGGGCCACCCGAGCCAGCCCGGCCCGGATCGGCTCTTCGGCTTGCCGGTGGTGTTGTCGCAGGCGGGTGCTGCGGGCACGGCCTTTGTTGGCTCGTTCTCGCCGCAGTGGGTCACGCTGGCCGAGCGGCGCGGCGTGGATGTACAGGTCGGCTACATCGGCGACCAGTTCGCGCAGGGGCGGCGCACGATGCGGGCGGATGGTCGCTGGGCATTCGTGGTGTTCCGCCCGGCTGCCTTTTGCACCGTGACCGGTCTGTGATGGGAGTACGTCATGATCGCCGAGCAACGCATCTACTGGACTGCTGACCGGACGCGGCTGGTGTACGAGGGTGATCCTGACGCGGCGGAGTTGTACGCCGCGCCGGGTGATCCGGTGGCGGAGGAACAGCAGCCGCTGCTGGTCGCGCAGACCAAGGAGCGGCCGAGGCCGCAGCGCAAATGAGCGATGTCACGCTGCGACAAGTCCGGGAGCATGTGGAGTCCGACCTTTCGGACTCGGCCTTGACTCGGCTGCTGTCGGCGGCGGCGCAGGAAATCGCGTCCGTCGCCGGAGCGCACAACGCGCAGCGCGACACTTTCCTTTTGCCTGATTCGCGGGTGCTGGTCACCTCGCGTCCGGTGGTGTCCGTCACCAGCATCACGGAGCGAGTGGGTGGTGTGGGGCAGGCTTTGGCTGCTAGCGATTGGCGGCTGACGCACTCGCGTGAGCTGCTGCGGCTGGCGACGGGTGCCAATCCGCGTGTGTGGTGGGGCGAGGAAGTGGTCGTGGTTTACGTCCCGGTTTCGGACTTGGATATTCGCCGTCGTGTGCAGATCGACCTCGTGAAGCTGTCGATCCAGTATTCCGGCGCGAAGTCGGAAAAGGCTGGGGACTACTCGGTCACGCTGCCGGTGTATCAGGCAGAGAGGGACATGCTGCTGGCCCCGCTGTTGGCGGGCCGGCTGGGGCTGGTGTGATGCGCGGTCGGATGACCTACCGGGCCATCGTGGAGCGCAGCGTGTCGGCTGGCCTCGACGCATATGGCCACCCGACGCCGCCCGACTGGCAGCCGCTCGCGGTGGTGCCGTGTCATGCGTGGCATTCGGAGCGGCCCAGCATGGTGGCGGACGGCGAGAAAGTGGCGCGTGTCGAGGTGTTGTGGTGCGCGCTGCCTGTTGGAGCTGACGTGCGGCCTGTGGATCGTATCGCCCGGATCGAGGATCGATTGGGCAGTGTGGTGTTCCCCGGCGTGTGGGTGATTGCATCGGCCTTGCGTCGGCGGTTTGGCTACGTCGAGGCGCAGTTGGAGCGTGCGGCATGAAGCGATACACGATTGACTGGACCGGCAAGGAATACCTGCGTCGGGTGCTGACCGCGCAAAAGCGCGCCGTCAACCGGATCATGTCGCGCTGTGTCATCCACGCGAAGCAGAATCACCCGTGGACCAATCGGACGGGCATCCTTGAGGGGTCGATCCGCATCACCTATTACGCGTATGAGGATCGCCACGGCGTTGCCGGGCTGTGGGGTAGCGCGGACACGGCATACGCGATTTTCCTGGAGCTGGGCACGAGCAGGATGCCGGCTTTCCCGTTCCTGCGCCCGGCAGCGGATGCGGTCTATCCCGAGCTGGTGGGCGAGCTGTCCCGGCAGATGGAGCGCAGCCGATGATCCGCGACCTGCTCGCAGCGATGGTTGCGCACTTGCGCGCACAGCCGGGCATCGTCGCGCTGGTCGGTGATCGCGTCTTTGGTGTCGAGTTGCCTGCCGGCGAGACGGCTCACATGCCGCGCTCTGCGCTGGTGCTGACGCCATCGGGCGGGACGGTGACGGAGTATGCGCGTGCGTTGCCGCTCGATTCGTTGCGGGTGGATGCCTGGTGTTATGGGGTGACTCCGCATGAGGCGCAGCGCTTGCGGCGTGCGGTGCGTGCTGCTTTGCGATCCATGACCCGCGTGCAGGTCGGGGCTGTGCTTTTCCACTGGGCGCAACCAGCCGGCGGCTACAGCACCGGACGCGACCCTGATACCCGCTGGCCTCGCGTGTGGGAGTCCTACACCGTGCTGGCATCTGAAACCTAGGAGACGAATATGGAACCGTTTGAGATCATCGCTGCGCCATACGATGTTTGGGTCGCACCGACTGGCACCGCATTCCCGCTGCTGACTGTTGCGCCGGCAGTGCCGTGGGCACGGCTTGGCACGCGGGGGAACATGAACATTTCGGAGGATGGCATCACCGTCGCGCACGAGGAAGAAATCGAGGAGTTCCGCATGCTGGGCGCGACTGGCCCGGTCAAGGCGGCGCGAGTGTCGGAGGGCTTGAGTTTGTCTTTCGTGCTGCATGACCTGACGCTCGAAGCCTATCAGGCGGTACTCGGCTTCAATCCGCTGACCAGCGTTCCGGCTTCTGCTGGCGTGCCGGGATCGCGCTCGATCAACCTGTATCGGGGGGCGGGATCGCCGCCGGTGCGGTCGCTGCTGTTGCGCGGGCCGGGGCCGTATGGCGCGGCATTCCCGCTGCAATATGAGTTGCGCCGGTGTTACTTCCGCGCTGAGGCCGAGGTGGTGTATTCGCGTGGCGAGCCTGCCGGTCTGGAGATCAGTTGTGTTGCGCTGATTGACACGTCTGCGCCTGCCGGCCAAGAGTTCGGCGTGTTGCGTGCGCAGACTACTGTGCCGCTGTAATGGATTCGCGCATCGCCGCATTGGAACGCGAGGCGCGGGAGCACAAGAGTCGCGTGCGGTATCACCGTTCGCGGCTGCACGAATGCATGAATGAGTTATCCACGCTGCGCTCGATTGCCAACCGGTTAGAGTTGCAGTTCATCGGCGAAGGGGAACACCATGGCCAATCTGCGGGACATCAGCACCAAAACGGAACCGGACACGATCACGATTGACGGCGTGCACTATGCGCTGACCGATCCCGGATCGTTGTCCACACTCGAAGCATCGCGCCTGCGCCGACAAGCGCGAGTCCTGTCTGAGCACGCGACACGCGATGATCTGTCTGAAGAAGAGGCGATGGCCTGTGATGCTGCCCTTGCGGCGGTGTTCGCGCAGGTCGCGCCGAGTGTGCCGCCCGAGGTGGCGGCCAAGTTGGCACCTGGACAGATGGCTGCGGTGATCGAGGTTTTTACTGTGCGCCCGTCGTCGGCGCAGGCGAGTACGACGCCATCTGGTACTGCCTCCGATTCTACGGCGGGAGCGTAGAAGAGTGGCTGGACATGCCGCTCTCGATGCTGACCGCAGCGACCGAGGCCATGCATCGGATGCGGGCGCAAGAGGCTCTGGCGCTGTCGGCGGTGGTGCAGGTCGGCGCTGCCACGATCAAGCGGGAGGCGATGAAGCGGATGGTCGGCGCGTGGCAGAAAGCAGCGAGGGCGGGCCTGCCCAAGCGCAAGCTGACGCCAGCCGAGTGGCGCAGTCGATTGGCGATGATGGGCGTGGGGGTGGTGCATGACGATGGAATCGCTGGGTCGAGCAGTCCTGAAGCTGGTGACGGATGATCGGGATTTGCGGCAGGGGTTGGACTCTGCCGAACAGCAGACCGCGCACTCCATGCGCCGGATGGGCGCGAGAGCTGCGAAGGTCGGCGCGGGGCTTACCGCTGCGGTGACGCTTCCGGTTGCTGCCTTTGGCGCGGCCTCGGTGCTGGCCTATCAAGAGGCGGAGCGGGCGGTGGCGGGCGTGGAAGCGGCGCTGGCGTCGATGGGGCCGGCAGCCGGGCGCACATCGCAACAGCTGCAAGACATGGCGATGGCCCTTCAGCGCGATCTCGGTGTGGATGGCGATATTGTGCTGGGCAGGGTAACGGCAAACCTGCTGACCTTTGGGAATATCGCCGGCGAAGCGTTTGATCGTGCGCAGTTGGCGGCGATCAATCTTTCAGCGCGGCTCGGCAAAGACTTGCAGGGCAGCGCAATCTTGGTCGGTAGGGCAATCAATGATCCGATCCGTGGAGTCACTGCGCTTCATCGTGTTGGCGTGATATTCACCGAGCAGCAGCGCGAGCAAATCAAGGCAATGGCCGAGGCCGGCAACGTCGCCGGCGCGCAGGGGATCATCCTGGCCGAGCTTGAGCGGCAGTATGGCGGCCAAGCCGCTGCGATGGCCGCGACCACCAGCGGACAAATGAACTCGCTGCGACTGGCGTGGGGCGAGTTCTCCGAGCGGATCGGCGAGGTGATCGTCAAGGTACTGCCACCGCTGACGGAAGCACTTGGCGGCGTGGTGCGCTGGCTGGAGTCGCTGAGTGATCGGACGGTGAAATGGATCGTCATTGCTGGCGGCATTGCGGCAGTGCTGGGGCCGGTGCTGGTGGCGTTCGGCGCGGTGGTGGCGAGCATTGGCGCGATCATCCCTGTATTCGCGGCGGCGATAGCGGCCGTCAAGGCAGCGGTCGTGGCATTTGCGGCATTCGCAACGGGGACAAAGCTGGTTGGGCTGGCCGTGAAGGCGCTGATTATGGTTGGCACTGGCCCCATCGGTTTGTTGATCGGCGCGGCGGCGGCACTCACTACGGCGTGGGTGCTGTGGGGCGATGACATCCGGCGGATTTTCGGTGTGGTGGTGGATGCGGTGGGGGTTGCGCTGGGCGTATTGCGCACGGCCATTGTTGACGCTTTCGGCTGGGTTTCGCGCACGGTGCGCGAGATCGTTGATGTGGTTTTCGGCGCGTTCGGGCGCATTGCGCGGCGCGTGGCCGAGACGTGGCAAGGCGTGGTGGACGGCGCGCAGCGCATGTATCAGCGGCTGGTGGGTAACTCGATCATCGTCGAGATGGTGAATGCCGCGCTGAAGTGGTTCGACACGATGGCCGTCGGTGCGGAAACGAGCGTCGGCCGCATGAATGCGGCGCTTGATGACACGCAAGCATCGTCTGACAGGGCGGGCCGTGGGCTGGATCAGTTGGCCCGTATCGGCGAGAGTGCATTCTCGCGGCTCGGCGAGCGTGGTGTCACGCTGTCGGGCATTTTGCGGCAGGTGGCGGATGACATTGCGCGGGTGCTGATCCAAGAGCATGTGTCGCGGCCACTGGGGGAAGGGCTTGGGCTGGTGTTCCGCGATCTGTTCGGCGGTCTGTTCGGCGGCCCGCGTGCCAAGGGTGGGCCGGTCGATCATGGCCGCGCCTACATGGTCGGCGAGCGCGGGCCTGAGCTATTCGTCCCGAGTGGCAGCGGCAAGATCGTACCGCACAACGCGCTGCAATCCAGTGGCGGGGGCACCTACTACATTGATGCGCGTGGCGCAGACCGTGAGGGACTGGCCCGACTGGAATCGATGATCGCGCAGCTGCACGGCAGTATCGAACAGCGTGCTGTTGGCGCGGTGTTTGATGCTCGCCGCCGTGGCGGCTCCTTCGCGCAGGCATTCGCATGAACCTCCTGACGATGCCGCTACAGCAGTACGCATCCGTTACCATGCGCATGGTCACGCGCTCGGCGGAGACGCGCTCACCGTACACCGGCCGGCAGCAGGTCCACGTTTGGCCCGGTGGATGGTGGGAGGCAGACATTGAGTTCATGCCTATCCCGGATCGTGACGCGGCGGAGGATTTGATCGGGTGGCTGGCCGCGCTGGATGGTCGGCGAAATCGGTTCATGCTGCAGCATCCCGTTCACCCGGGGCCGCGTGGGACGATGGGGGCTCATTCGCCGCGTGTCGATGGCGGCGGGCAGACGGGATCGACGCTGGTGGTTGGCGGCGTTCCGGAGGGCACGACGATGCTGCGCGGTGATCGGTTCCAGGTGTCGTATCCGCCGCGACTGCACATGGTCACGGCGGACACGGTGGCGGACGGGTCGATGCGGATGGCGCTGCCCATCTGGCCGCGCTTGCGGGTGTCCCCGGCCCACAATGAGTCGGTGTGGCCGTGGTTGCCGCATGCCACGATGATGCTGGCCGATCCGGTCATGGAGCACACCATCACGGCGGCGACGACCTACGGGTTGCGGTTGCGCTGCGTTGAGGATCTGCGATGAGGCAAGTGCACGCCAGCACGGCGGCGGCGCTGGCGGCCGGCAACCTGTTTCCGGCGATCTTGTACGAGGGCGAGTTTGCCGATGGCGCGTCGGTCGAGATGGTGCGCCTGTGGACGGGTGTGGGCGCGCTGACGTGGGGCGGTCGCACGTTCCTTGGTGGCGGCGAGCTGCTCGGAATCTCGCCCATCGAGGAAAGCTCGGAGATGCGGGCTACCGGATTTGCGGTGTCGCTGAACGGCATCCCGAGCCTGCATGTGTGGCGGGCCTTGGCCGCGATCCGGCAGGGCAGGCCGGCCACGCTGTGGCTGGCGATGCTGACGGATGCTGGTGCAATCATCGGTGATCCGGTGGTGTTGCAGGGCGGCCGGCTGGACACCAGCGTCATGAGTGACGACGGCGATTCTGCGACGGTCACGGTGTCCTACGAGAGTCACCTAGTAGACCTTGAGCGCCCGCGACTGAGGTACTACACGCCGGAGGATCAGCACATCGAGTTCCCTGCGGATCGCGGATTCTCGCAGGTCGCAGCACTGCAAGACATGGAGCTTGTATGGGGGCCATAGAGCGCGCCGATGGGTGGGAGCTGCGGCTGTTCGCGGTGATCGCCGACGCTGAGGGCGTGCCATTCGGCTACGGTTCCCAGGACTGCTTTCGCTTCGCGTGCGCGGCCATTGAGGCCTTGACTGGCGTGGATCATTGGGCAGCCTACGCAGGCCGCTACCAGACCCGCGCAGACGCCTACGCGCTGATAGCGGAGCATGGAGGTCTGTCGGAGGGCATGGACTGGCTGTGCGGCCCGCGTGTCGCTGCGAGCCATGCCCGGCGCGGGGATATCGTGTGCATTGACACGCCGCTGGGCGAGGCGCTGGGCGTGTGTCTCGGCGTTGATGCGGCGGTGCTGGGTGACGTTGGCCTGCGCTATGTGCCGGTGGCGGATGCGCTGTGTGCATGGAGGATCGGCTAATGCCGCAGCTCATCGGTGCAGCGATTGGAGCCGTAGCAAGTCGCCTTGTCCAGAGGGTAGTCGTTGGCACGATTGGGCGCATCCTTGCGGGTGTCGCTGCGGCGGTGGTTGGCGGGCTGGTCACTCGGGCGCTGACTCCTAGGCCACGACCCAGCGCTGCGATTTCGGCGCAGGGCGGGCGAAGCGCGAACATTCGGCAGCCCATCAGCCCGTGGCAGGTGGTCTATGGCGAGGCTCGGGTCGGTGGGACGATCACCTACGCGCACTCCGACCGGCTGACACTGCACATGGTGCTGACCCTCACCGGCCACGAATGTGCAGCGCTGCATGACGTGTGGTTCGGCGACCGGATGCTCGTGATGACTCCTGCCGGCGCGGTGGAGAGTGCGCCGTTCGCCGGCCGTGCGCACATCACGAGATCGCTGGGCAGCGAGATCGGCCAGCCGTTCCCCGAGATCATCGGCCCGTGGCTCGACGATTGGCGGCAGACGGGGCGTGGCAAAGTGCATGTGCGGCTGACGGCGAGCGCAGAGGCGTACCCGAACGGCGTGCCGGCGATTGCGGTGCTGGTGCATGGGCGCAGGGTGTTTGACCCGCGCAACGGCCTTACGCGGTGGAGCAACAACGCGGCGCTGTGCGCCGCCGACTACCTGACGAATGCGGTGTTCGGTGTCGGGGCGACCGAGGTGGACACGGCGCGGCTGATCGCAGCGGCGAACCTGTGTGATGAGCGTGTGCGGATCGCACAGGTATCCACGGCGGTGACTGGCGTGACGTTCAGCACGTTGCGGCTGGCCGCTGGGCAGCGAGTGCCGGCGGTGCGCGAAGGCGTGCGACTGGTCGGGGCGCTTCCAGCGCCTCTACTGGAGGGCGTCACCTATCATGTGATGCGCGGATCGGCTGGTGGTATTCAGCTGGCGGCGAGCGCGGAGGATGCATTGGCCGGCGTGGCGATCTCGATCACCGGAACGAGTGCGTTCTCGCTGCTGTCGTGGGATGAGCCGCGCTACACGGCCAATGGCAGCTTCACGACGGACTCTGCGCCGCGTGAGGTGCTGGGGCTGCTGTTGGCGGCGATGGCGGGCAAGGCGGTACATGTAGGTGGCCGCTGGTCGATCTACGCGGGCGGTTTTGAGGTGCCAACGCTGTCCCTAGACGAAAACGATTTAGTCGGGTCGGTGCAAGTGCAGTCCATGATGTCGCGCCGCGAGAGTTGTACGGCGGTCAAGGGTGTTTTCACTGATCCGCAGACGTGGCAGCCGACCAGTTTTCCGGCGTTGCGCCCGCCGAGTCTCGATCCGGTGGTGTGGCGCGACATGGACTTGGCGGCTTTCGTTGCGAGGTCGAGTCAAGCGCAGCGACTGGCGAAGATCGAACTGCTATCCAGCCGTGAGGCGCTGAGTGTCGAGGTGGAGTGCAGTGTCCGGGCGTGGCTGGCGCACGCGGGTAGCACGATCATGCTGAGCTTCGCTCGCTATGGATGGTCGGGCAAGGTGTTCGAGGTCACGGAGTCGCGGTTCGTGTTGGGTGCGCAGGGCGAGCTGCTGGTACGGCTTGGCCTGCGTGAGACGGCGGCGGCGATCTACGATTGGGCGACCGCAGAGGATGCGCTACTCGACATCGCGCCGAACACCCAGCTACCGCACCCCGGAGACGTTGGGCCGCCTGGAGTTCCGCTGGTGCGAGAAGAGCTGTACGAAACCCGCGAGGGCCGTGGTGTAGCGGCGAAGGCGCTAGTCTCGTGGGCGGCGTCGAGCTACCTTTTCGGCGCGAGCTATGAGCTGCAGCATCACGTCGGCGGGCCGTGGATCAGCCACCCGCTGACCCGCTCGACCAGTGCGGAAATCCTCGATCTCGCGCCCGGCGTGTACGTGTGGCGCGTGCGGACGCAGGCAGTGAATGGGGCTGCGAGTCCGTGGTCGCAGCAGGTCACAGCGTCGATTCTCGGCTTGTCGGCTCCGCCGAGCGTGCCGGTCATCCGCAGCATCCAAGCGATGGGCGGACTGGCGGTGCTGACGATGGCAACGCATCCTGACATGGACGTGCGCCGAGGCGGGCGGTTCATCGTGCGGCATTCGGCGGCGATGGTCGGCGCGACGTGGCCGGAGTCACTGAGCATCGGCGACGCGGATGGCGTGTCTGGGGACCAGACAGTCATCATCCTGCCATTGAAGGCGGGTAGCTATCTCGTGCGGGCGCAGGATTCGACGGGCCACCAGAGCGCCGGCGAGGCCGTCGTGACCACGAAGCAGGCGTCGGTACTGGCGTACTCCACGATTTCCACGGTCATCGAGAATCCGTCATTCTCTGGTGTGCATGATGGCACGGTTTCGGCGGATGGTGTACTGCGTCTACAGCCCCCGGCGTTGGCTGGTGTGTACCGGTTTGCCTCAGGCATGGATTTCGGCGCAGTTTCTCGGCGTCGATTGACCGGCGAGTTGCAGGCGATTGTGGTGGACGTACTGCATACGCTGGACACACGGGCGGCGAACATGGATACATGGCCGAGCTTCGATGGGACGACAGGGACTGGTGCGCCGGTCGATGCGTTTATCGAGGCTCGGCAGACCGACGATAATCCAATCGGCAGCCCGGTGTGGAGTGCGTGGCAGCGGCTTGATGCTGCCGAGTTCGTTTGCCGGGCGGTGCAGTTCCGTGCGCACTTGCGCAGCACTGATCCGGAATTCAATATCCATGTGAGCGGCCTGCGCGTGATCGCAGAGGGGGTATGACGATGAAGCTAGGACAGGTCGAGTCAATCGATGTGCCGCCTGCGCGCATCCGCGCTGCGCTGTTGGATGATCGCGGGGTGTTTGTCCGGGTCGATGAGCTGGAATCGGCGGAGCAGTTGACCCAGCGGCATCTGCCGGACGTGCCGGAGTGCGATCTTCCGCCGAACGAATACATCTGGATCGACGGTGCGTTTTGGCCGCTCGAATGGGCGCAACGCATAGGGGCTGACCATGCCGCAACATGATTACGTGATCGATAACGCCGGCGGCGCTGCCGTCCGGGCCGACCTCAACGCCGCGCTGCTGGCGATTGCCACGGCTAACAGCGGCACGGCTGCACCTGCTGCGCTCTTTCCGCACATGCGATACGCCGACACCACGGCGGGCGTTGTGCGACGGCGCAACGCAGCGAATAGCGCATGGATCGATGTGGAGTCAACGGACAATGACGGCTACATCTTCCGCGCGTCAAACATCATGCTGCTGCGGGCGGATCGGGACAAGACGATCCATGCGACCGCCACCTTTGCGCAAACCTTCGACGCGCCGGCAACGCTGGGCAATGGCTGGTGGGTGCGGTTCATCGTGCCGCATACCGTGGCGATCACTGTGCTGGGGACGCTGGTGCGCGGGCCGGCGGAGTTCACGGTCCACTGTGACGGCGGTTCGATGAGGTTTGTGCCGGCGGATCGTGCGCCGATGGTGACAAGCGGCAGCATGGACGACTTGACGCAATCTGGGCTGCGTGACGTGTCCGACGCCGTGACCGGCAAGCCGGTAGCCAACTGGTCGCACGTACTGATCCAGACCGGGCATTCCGACCTGTGGGCAGCGCAGTGGAACCTCGCGTACCACACGGACCTGCTGCATTTCCGACGCGCCATACATGACGCCACGGGTCGCGTATGGCAGCCGTGGGTGGAGGTGGCCACCTACGCGCCGGGGCGCATCATCCCATCGAGTGCCACGGCGGGGACGGCGCAGGCTGCGGATCGCGGGCGCTGCATTGTGGCGACGGCGGGGGTGACGATCCCGTCCGGCGTGTATGTCGATGGCGATTCGCTGGCCGTTTACAACAATAGCGCGGCGTCCATTGCGGTGATGCAGGGCGCTGGTCTGACTTTGCGCCTTGCGGGCACGGCATCGACCGGCAACCGCGCATTGGCGCAGCGCGGCATGGCTACCCTGTGGTTCAGGTCGCCGACTGAGGCGATCATCACCGGGGCGGGCCTGACATGATGCTGCGCATGATGCTGGGCGGTGGTGATGGTGGGGGTGGTGTGGTCATCCCGCTGCCGGGAGGCGTGGCCGAAACGCAAGCCAACAACGCGGCGACGTTCACGCGGCTGACGTTTTTTTCCAGCGGAATCGTTGCGTCCCAGCACGAGGTTGGGACGGCCATGCAGGTAGACCACCGCTGGCACCACGGCGCGGGCGGGGTCGGATCGGTGCGGGCCACGCTGACCGGCGGGGAGAATCCATCGTCCGGTACGCTGGGCGCGTGGCTGCCGCTGACGGCGGACAGGGCGTGGGAGAATGCGTCTTCGCCAGGCGGTTTGCGATCTAGCACTTTGCTGCTGGAGATTTCGCTTGACGGCGGCGCGACCGTCGTTAGCAGCGGTAGCTATGAGGTCGTGTCGGATAGCCGGCCGTGGGTCTGAGTGGTACACTGTCTCTGGAGGTCTGAGCCATGACGCCGACACTGCCGCCGATCAAACGAGGTGACACATTCCTGCTCGCGTGCGTATACCGCGAGGGGGGGATCCCCACCACACTGACCGGCTACACGATCCGCTCGCAGATTCGCGGG